CGATGGAAGTGATGGCCAACGCGCCCTGGTGCGAGATGGTGTGCAAGAAATACTCTCCGCTCCATTGGAAAGACCTCCGGCAGGAATTGTTCCTGCTGATAGCTACAGACCTGGCTGATAAGGCACAGAAAGCCCTGGATAATGGATATTTCGAATTCTTCTACATCAGATGTGCCTCCAATCTATCCGGCTCTGGTGGAAGGATTGGCAGAATCAACATTGGAGGAGAAGATATTGCAGATTGGGAATTGGTTTCCGAATTACCCGACGATAGAAGGCAGGCCATTGAGGATGATGTGCAGGAGAAACTTGATGCCATCGCCCTGGTGCAATCGGAGCAGGATTGGTACGAATCGAAATTGGTGGAGATGTACCTGGATGGATGGTCAGCCAGGAAGATTCACAGGACTACCAAGATTGCCCTGAATGAAGTGTGCCGCGTCATCAATACGTTCAAAAGACGCTGCCACGATGAGTATGAATAAGAATGGCCACCCTTTCGGATGGCCATGTCTTAACCTATAAACACCAATTATGAGAAGTGCAAATTTAGGAGATTGAGAGCGCAGTCAGCACACCGGCTTGAACAATTTGTGGCGGTTCTTTCTCAGAATGAGTGAATGTCAAATCGAATCCGGTCATATCGCCAAGAGCGACACCCGACATAGACGATCCGGCAGTCATATCCATTCCGCGACCGAGGCCCATTGCCCAATAGTCACCTGCATTGGTCTTCACGATTGCTACCAGACGAGCAACAGACAGCAGCTTCACCTCATTCCGCTTGGCTGTAGACAGCTTGCGAAGTTTGATGTTCAATTCTGTGCTATTGAACACTGTGCCATTCTCCACGGATGGAGTGATGGTATTCGTGAATGAGGCAGTATCCTTCGGCAATTCGTATTTGAAGAATGCCTTACCGCCATTCAGAGTCAATGCAGAGATTTCGCCCGATGCGCTTGTGTACGAAGAAACGGCTTCATACTCGACAAGCCAAATCTTGTCTACACCACCTACGCTGTCTTTACAGTCATGGGAAAATCCGGTTGTTAAAATACAGCTCATGGTGTACGATTAGAGTGAGAAGTATACTACCTGGTCAGGGAACGCTACCTGAGTGCCGTATTTGAAATTCGCATTGAACACAACATTCTTCTTGATCGGATCATAGATGAACTCGTAGTTCTCTTCTTCGTTCACCAGGTCAGTGCCGAGGAAGTAATTACCCCAATAGCTCAGATGGATTTTGTTCGATCCGCTCAGACCGGCAAGACCGTAGATCTTGATGCCGCTCAGATGATGAGTGATCTCGAAAGGATTGTCCTGTACACCGCTGTAATGGAACAGATTCGCGCCCACCAGGTATTCCTTGTACAATTTGAAGGTATCAACACCCATGGCGATGAACACATCTTGACGCTTCAGCACCGCTGTAGGAGCGAGACTGTACATCTTCGCGAGAGCATCATCGATGTTGCTTGAAGTGAGCGAAGTCAGCTTAGTCCATCCACCACCGGTGCTTGGATTGCCTTCGATAGGATCACCTGCGCCACCGAATCCGAGAGCAGTCAGGATGGTATTGAATCCATCGAACTGATTGGATGCAACAGTGCCTTGCCAGATGTCTTCTTCAAGAGCTTGAGCGATAGAGGCAGCTTTCTCAGTGCCGATTTGCTCCGCGAATGGAACTTCATCTTGCTTGCTTCCTGCCTTCATGTAATTCTGCATCCACTTCTTTTCAAGAGTCTTAGGACACAGAGTCTCATACACCTGAATGTCACCCACAGTCAGTGTGCGAGCAGTGAAGTTGGTGCTTCCGGAGCTTGAAGGTTCGCAGCCTGCGGCCTGGAAGAATATGTCAGAAGAAAGGATATTGAGGTTATCCGACACCTTGATTCCGGGGATAACTTGACCAGCTCCCTGAAGAAGACTGGCTGTCTCGCCACCAAAGAGAGCTTTGGTCAGAATGGGGAGGGAATCTTCTTTGCCCCAATCATTGAGACCTACGACGGTAAATGCCATGGTTTATTGCTTGTTTTTAAGATTTTTCAATGCCTGTGAGAATCGTGCCAATGATTCTTCTTTCTTGTCGGCTGATGCCTTGATAGGCTTCACCGGTTCTGCGGCAGGGATGGCAGAGAACTGCTCAATCACTTCCACCGTCTTGGCCTGTGCTGCTGTCAGTCGCTCCACTGCTTCCACCAATCGCTTGATGACAGATTCCTGGTCACCGAACTTGCTCAGCCATTCGTTGCGGAGTGCATTGAATTCTTCGCTCATCGGCTCTTCTTCTACATCCTTCTCGTCAATCGCAGTGATAACACCACCTTCGGTAGTTACGAGCAGACCATCAGAAGTTTCATGTGTGCCGTCCGGAGCAGGAACATACTCGCCATCCGGAGTTTGCACTTCCAGAACAGATCCGATTTCCAAGGAATCACCAGGGAAACGTACAACAGTGCCGTCCACCAATGTGGCTTCGGCAAAAGCTACAGCCGGTGCTTCTTCTTCTACAGAGAATCCGAGTAGCTTCTTGATTTCTTTCAATTTGGATAAAGCTTCCATTTCTGATAATGTATTAAGAGTAAGATTGTCGCACTTTGCAAGGATGGAGCGCATGGCCTCCAGAGTCTCTTCAGCCGGATCAGCAGGCTTGTCGGTAAAGTATCCCTCAATTGAGAATCCACGAAACTTGCCTTCCTTGATATCGCTCCAGACCTGGTCATCTTCTACATAGTAGCTCAAGAACCAAGATCCTTCCGGAGCATCCGACCATGAGTCTGGTGGATTGATGCCGCGCTGCTTGTCAATTATAAATGACTCCATCAGGTACATCCCTCCGACCGGCTTGGCGTGTTCTGCATTCACAGCGTTATACTTCTGCTGCGTAGCCCAAAGCTTGACTGCCTTGCGGATGGTCTCTGCACTGAATTTCACATAATACAGACTGCCATCATCAGCCCTGCGCATGATTGGCTTTTCAGCGATCATGGCAGGCCCTGTGATTATCCTGCGCTCTTCAGACTCAATGGCGAATGCCATCCGGTCTTTCTCAATCTGATTCATCTTGGATTCAGCCCACCGGAGCATCTCTTCCCCACCCCATAGCAGATAGGAGATAGTGCCACATGCTTCATCGTCTTCCGGATTGTAGTATTCCTGCGCCCTGCTGAGATAGCTGTATGTGCGCTTGATTGTGTCCTCGCTCAAGGCTTCTCCGGATGCAATCTGTTGCGCCCGATTCTTCCCCACCAATGTCGCACACTTGTTCCCGATGGCTTCATTCAGCCGAATGCCGCGCTCTGCATTGGCCTTGGCTGCCTCCGGATAGTCCGAATAGGATTCAAAGTTCCTCTTCTCCCAATAGGAATAGCAGATGGCTGCTGCCTGGTCTTGCTCCTTCCCTTCCTCCAACAATGCCGGAATGCACCGGCCAATGAATTCGGATTCTTCCTCACCTGGTCGCGGCTCTACGAATTGCTCCTTGCTGAAGAAATGGAAGTCTTCCTCTATTGCCGGTGACTGCACCAGGCTCACTTGAGTCAGCCCATCGCCATCTTCAATTTCCAAATAGTATATTGGCTCTGCCATCATTGATAATGTATCGTTATCGTTTTTGTTCGGTTATCATAGTATGGAATGAGATGGCAATCTTCTGCCCCATGGCCCTGCCGAGATACTCACTGAATTCATTGAATGTATCGTCATTGATGATCTTGCTGAAGAATTTGTTGCCCTTATAGCCCCTTGTGTGAATCTTCCTTGCGATGGCCTTGGCCAATGACAAGTTCTTCTCTGCTCTGGTCTTGCCTGGCTGATCGTCTACGCTGATGCCTTTTTGCGATATCCATCCGGTCGGCCCTGACAATGCTCTGAGTAATTCACCGTCTCCGCTGCTCCTTGTCTTGCCCCTGCCACCATCTACCCATTGGTAGTGTTCCGCTGCCTGGATTCTTCCAATCACAATATCTCCCCTTCGCACCACCGGCACAGCAGCCAATGATTGATAGAGACTCTTGCTCGCCCGACCGGATGTCGGATTGCCTGGCATCTTGGAAT